TTAAAAATACCTCTCAGACATAATTCTGATAACCTCCGGCGTGGCCTCTTTGAATGAGGGAAAAAGGAACGGCCTTTTGTTTCTCTCTTTGCCGTCGCCGTGGCCAAACTCTAATAAATGCGTTTTTTGGTCTTTGCCGCCTATTATGGCAGATAGATCCTCTTTTCTTAGCGCATAGCTTATTTTTCTGGACAGTCGGCCAGTTCTCCTGGCAGGGAACCCGCCGGGAGTAGAGGCGCCTTTTGATTTTATATTTTTTCTTACGGTTTTTACAACGTATTTTGCAGCACTACGGCGGCGGTCAAGCTCCACATAGTCGATTTCTTTGGTTATATCCGCTAAATTGGAGGTAAACCTCGAAAATTTGTTACTCATTTTGAACGCCGCCACGGTTACGCCCTCCGCTCCTCGGCGATCATAAACTGCTCTATGCCCCTGGTCTGGATGTCTTCCAGTGTTTTTATATAAAAATACCGTGACCCAAAAACAGCCCGCCCGATCTCCTCAACCGGTATGTTAGACCGCACTCGTAAATAGTGTGTTGCCTCAATATTCAAGGATCTCATTTCAGCGATCCGCTCCGCCCTTATGGGCAATATCTCACAGGGAATCTGAGTAGCCCCTGATATGTCAGCCCATACCTCGGTAAAACCACCCTCGCCGTCAGGAGTTTCGGTTTTTGACTGGAAATCAACATAATGCCTTGACCTACTGGCCAGGCTTTTACGTTTTTCATGCCGGGTAAGTGCCATTAGTAAATAGCCATTCTATCAGGTTTCAATAAATCATAAAATTGTCTCGGGAATTTATTCTCACCCTCCCTGTTTTCGTACATATGGGTACAGAAAAGGTATATCGCATTTTTAACGCTATCAGGCACGCTAGAAGCATCCGCGCCATAGCCCGCAGTAAACTCTATTATAACACCATTAACCGGCCTTAAAATAGTTGACGGCCAGGTAACGGCGTAGTTTAGCGATAGCCGGCCAACCTCCGAAGTTGTGTCCACCAGGTAGTTATCACTCGAAAAAACGGCCTCGGTGTCGTCGGTATCGTAGTATTTAACCGAGTCCACGCTTATTAGGGGAGGCCTGGGAAAATAGATTACTGATCCGGGGTACTCGTCATATTTAAGCGTATAGACCTGGGATATGTACGCCCGGTGTTGATAGTCCTCGGCCTCTTTCGTGGCCGCGGCGATCCAGGTGTCGATCAGATCGTCCTCTACACTATGTGCGACACGCGAATATAGTTTCACGTTGGCTGCAGTGACCGGGTAGCTCGCAGCCGCTGTTTTGAGTTTAAAATACCTCAATTTAGACCACGTCCTCGGCATTAAACCAGCGGGAAACTAGCCCATTCAATTTCAAAAATACCTGAGAGCCGCTCGGGGCGCCCCTTTCAGCCATAACCTTACCGAAAAACTCCGCCCCGCCGCTTTTTACGGTAACTTCTTGCCCTAAAACGCTTTTTTTAGCCGTTTTTTTAGGTTTTTGAACCGGTTTTTCGGGTGTTTTTGCCTCTTCTTTTATCTCGGTATCCCCGAGAAGATCGGCGACGTCTAGCGTTTGCTCGGCCTTTTTCTTTGTTTTTTTGCTCATTTTTGCCCTTTTTTGAGTGAAATATTTGGAAAAACGCCCCCATTTCTGGGGGCGCAATACCATTAACCTACAGCGTTGTAGGCATCGTCCAAAACAACGGCGCTTAAAATATTAGCGTCGTTACTATTGGCGAAAGACAGGCAAATATATTTGCCTGCGGGAATGATGATCGGGGGAACGCAAAAAACAACCGTTTTCACGGCGCTGGACGAGCCCTCGGTGTAGCTTTTTGCGTCGGTCTGCCGGACGTCATCCACGAAAATAGGAATATTTTCGGTGATAGCGACCGGTGTAGTGCCGTCGGCATCGTCGGCGGAAACGATAGAAAGCGCCAAATCTGCGGCGTTGGCCATCGTAACCAGGCACAGAAACGTTATGCCATTGGAACCCGTAGCGGGCAGAACGCCTTTAGCGTCGCCCGTGCCGGTAACCTGCCCGTTGAACAGAATACGGCTGGCGGTTTTCAGCCGTTCGGGTATAACTGTAAGTGTATTCATATCTTGATCTCCTTTGTTGCGTTAAATCCTAATAATTAGGCTCTCGCGGCTAAGGTTATATAAGGGGACGTGGTAAAAGAGGAGTTAGACCTGCTCTGTACCGCGCTATATGTCATAGCCATTCCGTTGACGCGCTTGATAAAACGCCAGCACATTTCATCAGTGTCAAAATACACGTGGATCGAGCTGTCGCTTTTCATCCCGCCCTTACTGACCAGCATATAGTCAGAAAGGTCTACCAAGGCGATATCACCCAGATCGCCCAGCGCTGCGGCCTGTTCGATAGGAACGATTGGACGGCCTAAAAGCGTGCTGTATGGCGCATCGCTTGCCCCTGCTGCGGGCAGGAAGACAGGCGCTCCGCCAGTCCCTACACTCAAGTTCATAAGGGGAAGTTGGGGCAATGCTGCTTGATCTATCAGCCATACTGCCCGGCCATAGCGATATGCGGGCATACGAGACCACATCTTGATTACATTTTCGTAAACAATAGTATCGGCGGTTTGGCTTCCCTCTTTAGCCACTGTTACCAGCGCGTTAGAGTTCATGAACCCAAGGGGTTTACCGTTGCCGTCGCCGTCGAAAATGGCCTGGTCAAGAGTAAACGCCATGTCACTGGCAAACATAGTATTAACCCAGGACGTGAGAAAAGGCGCGTCCTCGATCATCTCTTCGGTTGCCACAACGAAAGAACCCAATTTCCCGAGCTTCAGCTCCGCAAGGCGAAACTTAGGTTTTGAAACGGTCAAAGAGCCGCCCTCATTGAGCCAGGAAGTGGACACACCGCCGAAACGGGAGCCGTCCGCCCTGCTCTGCTCGTCAACCTGCGGGAACTCTACTGCGTTGCGGGAGGTGTTAAACTCCGAACAGCGGCTGGCAAGCTGTGATTGATAAATGGCCTGTTCCATTTTCCCGGCGATAAATTCCGGTGGGACAAGAAAACCGCCCTCGCTGCCAGTGTTGGTATTGAGCCCGGTAGCATTGCGCAGGCGTTCGGAGGCCTTGTCGTCCTCGCCCATTTTGGCCTTGTACACATCGACCATCATGTGACCGATCGTATTGTAAGGCTTCTTGGCCGCCCTGTCGTCGCCCGCGGCGGCGTGTGCCTGGGAATTCGGTGCCGGTTCGTTGACGGGTTCCACTACTATGCTATCCTGCATAGCAGCCAGCTCGTCGGCCTCGGCTTTGGCCTTTTCAAGCCGTTTGTACTCGGCCTTTGCGGCGTCGTATTTTGTCTGTTCTTCCTCGCTGAAATCCCTGTTTTCCGCTTGTGCGGCATCAAACAGAGCTTTCATTAAGGTCACCTGAGCTTGCATTAATTTTGCAAAGTTCATGTTTTTACCTCCTGTTAAATTTCCGCGCCAAGCAAAAATAACTCATGCTCTACGCGCTGCTTTAGTGACATTTTTGGTTTGTGTTCTGAAAATTTAGCCTTCGGAAAGGCCTTAAATTTGTTTATCGGAACCTCTACATCTTTGAATTTTATTTTATCCCCCTGCAAGCAAGCCGCGATTTTCTGCTCCTCTTCTACCTGATCAGCAAAGCCCGCCTCATAGGCCTCTTGCCCGGTGAACCAGGTCTCCTCGTCCATCATTTTGGAAACCTCTTCATCCGACAACCCGGTTTTTTCGGTGTACGCCAGCATTATAGCGCTCTTGACTTTATCCATAGTATCGGCCAAGGCGCGAAAGCTCTCGGCGTCGCCTGCGGCCACGGTATAGGGGTTATGTATCATATATAGAGCGTTGGCAGGCATGACAACCCTATCCGCCGCCAGGACAATAAGCGACGCGATGGAGGCCGCCAGCCCGTCAACATAAGCCGTAATAGGGCGCGGGTCCCTTTTCAAAAGGTTATAGATCGCGACCCCTGCAAATACCCCGCCGCCAGGGGAGTTGACGTATAGATTTAGCTCTTTGGCGTCCTTCAGTTTTTTAAGCTCCTCGGCTACTCCAGAAGGTGTAACGTCCTCATCAAAAAATTTGAAGTTGTCGACCTCGCCATAAATATAGATTTCGCCGATAGCTGCGGCCTTATTCATTATCGCCTGGAACCAGTTCATATATTACCTCCCTCAGCTGCCCTGTCTATAAGCCGTTTCATGTCCTCAATGACCTGCTGATTGGCCTTCGCGCTTGTGTCCGGTGTAGTACCAAGGGGCGCCATATTAAGCGGCTGCAAGTGGGTATCCCCGCCCGCTACACTATTTAAATTCAGCATGCGCCGTACATCATTGACCGATAACCAGCCCCACTGTATACCCGTGGCGAAGCTCTCAGCCATACTTTTCTGGTCACCCCTTAACAGGCTCGCTAGATTATACTCAAAATAGTAACCGTTTGACCGCTGTTTAGTGGTCAATAGCTGTGAATTTATGTTATCCTCGAACCTACGGAAATGGGGCAGCATGGTATACATAACAAACTCAAGGCTCTGCTGCTCGATGTTGTTATTAGTCGACCGCTCCAAATGTTGTATTAAGTGCGGTTGTACCCGGAAATACCTGCATATATCTTCAATCTTAAATTTCTGAGAGCCCAATAGCTCGGCATCCACTAGCTTTATGCTAACCGGCTTAAATGTTAAGCCATCCTCAAGTAACATAGGAGTACCGGCGTTTTTCAATCCGCGGTAATTGTTTTTAAGATCCGCCTTGAGCCTGTTATAAGCCTCGTCTTTTAAAAATTTGGGGATCTCAAACACCCCGGAGGTCAACGCGCCGTTGTCATAAAACTTTTGAGAAAAAGCCTCATAGGTGTCGCCCAGGCGTATAGCCGAGCCCGCGTACTCGAGTACGGACATGCCGATAATCCCATTAACCGAGGGACCCGGAACATGTAAAACGTCCTTGCGTTCAAAAATAGTCTCTTGCCCGTTCTCCCCTTTAACCTTATATTTTATTTTGCCGTCGTTTTTGTCCCGGTAAATCTGACAAAGCTGCCACTCAATTTGAGAAAGCCCCACGAGCCTCCGGCCATCCTGCAACCTTTGGGCGACAAAATTTCCCCCAAGGTTAATTTGATACATTTGGCACTCTTGGAAATTATAGCGGCTGGTCTCATCGTTGGGATTAAATTTGAGTATAGGTAAAACCCCGGTGTCATTGGTAGCCTCCCTGTTATCGCTGTCGACTTTCTTGTACTCGTTAATAGGCACCGAGGCGAAGGTCTCAGCCAGTACCCGGTTACACCCAAAAAAGGCGCTGTACTTTAAAGCGGTTTCCTGGGTGACCCCTCCCGTAGTTAGATCCGCCCCGGAAAGAAAATTCTGAATATGGTTTTCATAGGCCTTATTGCTTAGCAAAAACTTTAGGCGCTGGAAAAAATTCAAAGTACCCTCATTCCGCGCGAATTGTAACCGCCCAAAGTATCGGCCACCATGGCGCGAACGTAGCCATTTATTACGCTGACTATTGGATCAATACGCTGCGTACTCTTTGCTTTGTTCAACATAAGGTTCATGTTGCGATCCACGATATCAACGATAGCATTACCAATCGCCCAGGATAGAAGCGGGTTTCCATCGTGTAAAACACATTTTTCATAGACTTGATTTCTAAAATCCTTGGTAGGCTCACTTAAAGTCTTTATCCCTTGTACAATATCAACAACAGTGAAGCCCTCCTCAATCAAATCGTTGGATACCTGTATAGCCCCCCATGGGTCTACACACCATTCCTGGATATCAGCTCCAATCCTTAATATAGTATTTTTTACCCAATCCACAACAAATTTATAATCTACTACCGCCCCGCGGGTGACTTCCAAGAATCCTTGCTGCTCCCAAAGGTCGTAAGGAACGTTATCACTCTTCATTTTTTGGTTAAAAGTGCTCTCCGGCATGAATGATTTTCCCATAACGTAGTAAATGCCATCAACCGGGAACACCAGCCCTGCGCTGGTAAGATCGTTTTTGGCGCTGAGGTCTAGCCCCGCAAAGCAGGGCGCTCCGGTAAGATCCGGAAACTTATCTATCCTGCAGGCGTGCCATTTCATCAGGGGCATATAACCGGCCTCGCGCTGGTTGACCCAAACGTTCAGGTGTTTTGTTAAAAAATTCCGCATCTTGTCCGGTGCCGCCTGCGCCTCTTTGGCTTTTTTGACCAAATAAGCGCGCCCGACATCATAGCTGCAAATAATAGGATTGGCCTTCGGCCAGTTTTTTTCGTCGAAAGGGTCATCTATTAGATCCCCTGGCGCTACTTTTTTCCCGTTGACCTCTATATCGTCGCTCGTGGTGTTAGTCTCCAGCTCATGAATATCACAAAAAACACTCTCCAAATCAGTGTCATCGTGCGGATCTAGGATTTTCGCAGCTAGTTTATACTCAATAGTATAGCAAGGATTGTTTAGGTCAAACCCCGCCGTGGTTATGACCCCGAGCAGTGGCTCCGGCCTGGCTCCCATGCCGGAGTCTAAGATGTCGTAAACCTCCGTAGTAGGGTGAGCATGGTACTCATCGATACAGGCACACTGGACGTTAAAACCGTCGCCCAGCTTGCGATCCTCTTTAGAGAGCGGCTTGCAGAAAGATCCTGATTTTATGTGCTCCAGTTGCCTGTAGGCCTCGCGCCAGCGCCCGGCCAGGGGTTTGCAGCCATTGAGTATAGCAACCATTTCCTTGTAGACTATGGCGGCCTGATCTTTTTTTGTAGCCGCGCAGTAGACCTCTGACAACCCCCCGTCGAGAAAGACCATTAGCTCGTAAGTTAGGACAATTGCCAACAATTGGGATTTAGCGTTTTTCCTAGCGACCTGAGTATAAAACTTCTGAAATCTACGGTACCCCGTATCGCGATAATAAAATCCGTAGACGTTGGCAATTATAAAAAGCTGGCTGATATGCAGATAAATATTTTCGCCCGACAAAACCCCCTTAGTGTGCTTAAAAAGGCGTGACCAGGTTATGACCGCTTCTACTTTTTTCCATTGAAAAACAAACTTTGAACCCTTTTCCTGGGAGGCATGGTAGTCCTTAAGAAACCTTTGACACGCCCAGGCATGCTTTTCACAAGAGAGAATTTTACCAGAAATGCAGTCCTCTGCATACGCCAGGACGTCCTTTACCGTTGGCAGTGGGGGAGCGGTCATACATTAAACCCCAGCTCCTCGATTTCGTCCTTTTTCTTTTCCTTGCGTTTAATCGGCAATGTCCTTACCTTGGCCGCGGGATTGAGGAAAAGACGATCCTCCAGTTTTAGCAAGGCCTCTGCCTTGGAATTGATCGACCTGTCCAGCGTTACTATGCCTTGCATAGCCGTAACGTAGTCGAGCAGAGAAAAAACCCTGTTCGCCCGTGCCCTGTCGTAGTCATCCGCTGTCATAAGCAATTCACGAGGCATAGCCGGCAGCTCCGGAGCCTCTTGCTCCAGCTCCAAGCGCCTGTCGGCCAGGCCTTCATACTCCGCATATAGGATGCAGTACCTAGCTAGCGCCCCAATATCAGAGGAACTCACAAACACCAGCCCGGCCTCTTTATAGAGCTTGGTAACCTCTTTCCATTTTTCAAAAGCACGGGCGTTTTTCTTGACTGCCCTGGGCGCATAGAAATGGAACCGTCCGAAAATGACTTCAGCGTCGCGCCGGGCGACGATCTCATTTTTGCCGAGGTGGTTTGTGTTGTCTGTTGCGCGTAAGTCTGCTGATTTCCTTTGGTTAGGTAGTTTCATATAGCTGCCTTTATATGGATTGTCCTGTATGCGTATATTAGCATATTATAATATTAGAATATTTTCCTAAGGATCAGGATTTTGTGTACGGAAAAG